CGTCCTCGATGTAATTGGCGATGCCACCGCCTGCGCCTTCGCCAAGGATCATTTGCTGTGAACCGCTCATGTCACGTTCCCGGTAACGACGCAGACGGTGCTGCTGATGAACAGGACGGTTGCCACACCCCGAGTTGCCAAAGTCATCGTAGCCTTGTCGGAGTCCGTACCCGCGATGTAGGCCGTGGTGATCGAGCAGGTGATCGTGATGTTGCCCGTGGTGTTGTTGAAGATGCTCACCACATCCCCAGTAGCGAAGGTCGCGTCAGGGATCGTGATGCTGCCGCCAGAACCGACTTGAATGTAGTCACCCACATCCGTCGTGGCGAGGGTGTAGGAAGTCGTCTTGGCAGAACCAGACTGAGGAACCCCACGATAACCGACCCTAGAAGCGGTACCGGCAGCGTCCATGAAGAACAGATCGCCGGATGAGGAGTACAGAGATACGCCGTTGGTCAGCGTACCCGCAGGGGCAGTGCCGTTGAAGATTTGGAAAGCGTTGGTGCCAACCGTAGTTCCACGGTCTGCGTGGGTGCCGAGGGAGAAATTGCCGCCCGACGTAATCCGTGCGCGTTCGGTGTCGTTGGTGCCGAATGTAAGCGCCCTAGAACCAGTTGATCCGATTGCGAAATCAGTTGCCCCACTGCCTGCATTTACACCGGAACCG